TCACTTGCAAAAGATGGTCCATATACAACCATGCAATTGCTTTTGTCTGGAAAAGACAAATCCATTTCTGGTGGAAAGATTCAAGACGGAGCTAGTCCTGAGGGTGACCAAAGCGAGACAGAAAATAAACCAAAAAAGCGTAACGTTCTTTGATTGCCTGAAAAATTTGATATCCTAATGCTTAAGGCACTCTCAAGCATGGGGATATCGGATGCAAGATTTAGCATCGACAAGCACAAATCAATTCATGGTTAGAAGCGATGGTATGTTCTTCGCTCATATGGGCGATGTTATTTTAAAATCTGAAAAAAGAAACGAAACTAACGTTTTCCCATTTACCGCCCAAGCATCAACTCCAGACAAAGACCGAGAAGGGGAAACTCTTTTACAAAAGGGTTTAAACTTTGAGCCATTTAAATCGGCAGGACATTACAATTGGAATCATATTCCGTTTGCAATCGTTGGCGTTCCGACAGGTAAGAAGGCATGGCTTGAAGAAACAGGATGGCATTGTGAAGGTGAAATTATTAGCGGTCTTGAAGTATTTAGAGACCCTGTAACAAAGTCCGTTTACACAACAGATCAAATTGTTTGCCAACACAATCAAATGAAGAAGGCCGGATACAATCATGGTCTTCACGTTTCCGTTGAAGGTAAAGTAACGAAACGCTCTAAGTGTGGAAAGTATGTTGAGAAGGCGGATATTTATCATATTGCCTGCACATTCACGCCAGTTAATCCAAACTGCTCATTAAAAATGCTCGCTAAATCAATGGCTGGAAAGATGGAGATTCAAGAGAGTGATTCGTATTTCGATACTTTGAAATCACTTTCAACTTCAAACGTAGAGCCAATGGTCAAAGAAGATTTAGAGGGTTCAAAAAGTATCGAGAATAGTCTCGTTAGTTTCCTTATGAAAAAGGGTTATAGCGGACTAGAAGCAAAGAAATATGTGTACAAATACTTGGCAGAGAAGTTCTCTAAACCAAGTAAATAATAGTTTATTTTTATTTTTAGGAGGTTTTATTTATGGATGTTTTCGAAACAGCATCTAAAGAATTAGAGTCTATGATTGAGGGTGAAACCAAATCAGAAGACCAGGCTACAGAAATTGCGAAAGCGATTGCTGGCGTTTTAAACAAAGGCAAGAAAGAAGTTCGTTCTGACTTGTCTGCTGAGAAGGTGAAAGACGACAAGTCTCACATCGAAGCTGAAGAAGACCCTGCTGAAGACGCAGCACCAAGTGGCAAAGGCTACAAGGATTCTTCTAAGTACGTTAACGGAAGCAAGAAAAAAGCTTCTCGTGACGAAGATGAAGACGAATCTCCAGCTCCTATGTTCAAGAAAAAGAAGATGAAAAAATCTTACGAAGTTGGTCCTGAAGATGAAGAAGAAGAGGGCGAAGCAGAAGGCGAAGTTGACGCTACTCAATTTCTTAACACTTTAGGCGAAGCTGTTGACGAGATTCGTTCAGAACTTTCTGAAGTTAAAAAAGCTTTAGCTGTTAACTTAGAGTTGGCAGTAGAAGGTCTTGATAACAAGAAAGACGAACTTCTTTTAAATATGGCTAAAGGAATGAAATTCCTTATCGAAGAACACAAATCTTTGAAAAAATCATTAACTGAACAAACAAGTTTAGTTAAAGCTGTAGCTAATATGCCGGGTGTGCCTCGTGCAGTTTCTTTATTTCAAGCTGGCGGCGAAGACGCTCTTAAAAAGAGTGTAAGCGTTTCTGAAGCTCAAAAAGACACTTTGTGGAAGGCGAGAATTACTAACCAGATTACAGAAAACCAATACAAGGAAGCTATCAAAACTGGCGACTTGTCTTGTCTATCTGTAAAGTAACAACTAACTAAAGGAGATTTAAAACATGTACTCTGAAAACGAAATTCTCTCGCTAGTTCGCAAAGCTTTGTCAGTAGACAGCGCGCAAGGAACAAGCATTCAACCATTCATGAAGGAAGACCTCGAAGACGAGGCGTACCTTCAACTTTATTCTGAGACTGATAAAGCTCAGATGGCTCTCTTGAAAGACTTGCCTAGACAGCAAGCACAACAAGTAGCGCACCAATTCACTATCGTAGACCGTTACGGTAACCACAGAACTAAGGCTGCATTTGCTGGAAACGCACTTCCATCAAGCGCAAACGTCGAAGGTTCTCGTAAGACTGTAAACTTGAAAGTTTACGGTAAGACTACTGCGGTTCAAGGTTTGACTGTGCTTCAAAACACAATCAAAGCTCTTGGCCAATCAAACATTGCAGAAACGAATGATTTAGCTGTTCGTTTGCTTTTGATGTATCAAATCAACGCTTCTCTTTACGGTGAAGATACTCGTTCAACGGTTGACGGAAACGTATTCAAAGGTTTCTATCAACAAATCGACGAACTTACTCGCGCTCCAGCGTCTGTTGGTTTGTACACAAACTCTGACATCTTCGTTGACCTTCGCGGTCAAAAGCTTTCTCCAGCTCAAATCCGCCACAGCGCGGTTGGCTTGAACAAGCGTAATGCTACTCTTCGTCGTATTTATATGCCTTCAGAAGTTCTCGAAGGAATCGAAAACGACTTAGACCCAGCAGCTCGTTTCCAAATCGCTCCACAAGACGCAAACCGTGGAATGATTATCGGTAACAGCATCGACGGCATGCGCGTACAAGGACAAATTGTACAATTCCGTCGTGATAACGCTCTTTCAACACTTGTTCGTACCGGCGCACCTAACGACCAAGCTATCCCTGGAGCACCTGCTGCATTCGCATTCGGTGGTTCTGGAGCTGGAACAATTACACAACCAGCGGTAAACGTTTCTGGAGTGGGAAGATTCGCGACTTCTGGCGAACGATTAACTGGAATTTTCTACATCGTGACTGCGGTTAACGAAGTTGGAGAATCTATTGCATCTGTTGCTTCAGCTCTCGTGAACGCGACTGCTGCAAAGACAATCGAGTTTACAATTACTCCTCGTGGTAACGAACAGTCTTTCCGTATTTATCGCGGATACAACTTGGACAACGCGCAACCTGGTTCTTTCTTAGAGCCTAAGATTCGTGATGCTCAATTTGTGTTTGAGATTCCTAACGGTTCTTCTGCTGGTAATACTGCACCTATCACAGTAGTTGATTCTGACCAGTTCATTCCTGGTTCAGTAACTTGCTGGGGTAGCGACGTATGGTCTCCGAATGCTCAAGCATTAGACCAAGGAATGCCCGCAACATCTCGCACAAACGAATACACAGAAGGACGTTCTGCTGCTGCGGTTGCACAGTTGACTGGACTTTTCGAGTTCGACCTAGCGAAACTTGGCTGGTTGCATAGCAATAAGCTACTTGCTCAAGTTCTTTCTCCAATTGTACCCCGTCCATTTGCGAATGTCATTTTCCTCAATGTTGCACCCGGCAACGGCGAGATTCAAAAGGCATTGATAGATAGACCGTAAAAAAACGATAGCACAGGTTATTGTTTTTTAATACAATCCCTCAAAGTTTTAACTCTTTGGGGGATTTTTTTTATGAGATGGTTTTATTTAGGGAAAGACGACCTGTTCACATGTGTTGACGATGAAGATTATGAACGACTAAAAAAATACAACATTAGATTCAAAATAAAAGAACAATTAGATGGCTTAGAAATAAGGGCGGTAGCGTACATTACGGTAACGAAATATAAGGGTATTTCATTTTTGATTTTGAACCCTGGCAACAAATTAGAAGTAGACCATATTAATGGCGAAACGCTGGATAATCGAAGATCGAATTTAAGAATCTGCTCACGCTCTTTGAATGCTTTAAACAAGAAGAGGGCAAGGGGATATAGTTTTTGTAAAAATAAAAATAAATTTAGAGTGATAATAAGAAAAAATACTATCGGTTATTTCGACACGCCAGAAAAGGCTCATGAAGCATATTTAAATGCATGGAGAGAGCTAATTGGACCGCAAAATTGTCGAGATGCCGAGCCAATGCCACTCATAACAGAAGAAGAAAAAGAAATAGCAATTAATGAGCATAAGCAATGGAAAGAAGAAAGAGATAGGGACAGAGTTAAGGATTCGATAAAGAAAATGGCAGTACAAGTTAAAAACAATCATGGAATAGTTTTTAACTCTGTACGTGAAGCGGCTAGATTCTATGGCGCTTCTTGTAGCCATATTAGTGCTTGTTGTATTGGAAAAATAAAAACGTGCCACGGTATGACATGGAGTTATGTAACTCATGGAAAGCAAGTGAAACAAGAAAACCAAGAACAATGATTTCTTTTCCAGCCTTTGCCTTAATTAGAAATTAATTTAGAATACATTTTCAATCTTGTTAGGAGATA